TTTGGCAGGAGTCCACCGTAAACCCTGGATTATGGGAGGGAACGGTTGTAGGATCGCCCGGCTATGGTTTGGGACAGTGGACAGATAATTCCTCTACCGACCGCCGGACGCGGTTGTTCCAATGGTTAGATTCCAACGGGTACAGCCGGGAAGATGGAAACGCGCAGTTAGAATATCTGATTTATGAGAATGTCTGGTATTCGGTCGGAGCCGCTAGTGCTTACAAAAATCTGCAAGCATTTTTGCACAGTGACAGTACCGATCTTGATGCACTGACTGCCGCCTATATGAAAGGGTGGGAGGGAATCAGTGACGATGGTACGCTTGCTTTTCGGCAGGAAAAGGCGCATACGTGTTTCAATTATATTTCGGAACACGCAAAAGATACGACAATTACCGGATGGATCGTAGGAAACCGCTATCTATCCGATTCTGAAAGATTGAACAACGCGGTCATGGTATATCGGTACTTAGCAAAAGGAGAGCAACCCGAGCCACCCGAGCCGCCACATCCCTTGAAACCAAAACGGCATAAAATGCCAATCTGGTTATATCCCAATGTAAAAAGGAGGTTTTAACATGACACTTGAAGAGTATTGGGCAGAAATTGTAGCAGACATTGGAAACATCGAAACGCACGGTGACGCAATCGCCGCCATCAGTGAAAAAATCAAGACAGAAGATACCGACATCGGCGCACTGCTGTCAGAGCGTGACGCACTGACCGCAGAACGGGACGAACTGAAAGGAAAGTATGATGCTGCAATCGCAGAAATCAAAAGCCGCTGGTCTGATCTTTCCCATGGAGGAAGTATCACAAAAGTAACCGAGTTTGGCGGAAAAGTGCCGGAAGAAGACACCGCAACAAGTATCAACGATCTTGATATGTCTCAGCTAATTCTGAGCGGAAAAGGAGAGTGAAACAATGGCAGAAAAATTAGATATGACCAATATTAATATGCTGAACGCCGTTCGGCAGACGATGAGTGTTGACTACCGTGACAGAGTTCCTGTGGCAACGCGAAACAATATTGCCGATATTGCGAAAACATTAACCGACCCTTACAACCCAATGGCGCGGAACGAAGTGGTTCCGGCACTTGTCAATTTGATTGTCAGTCAATCAATCAGTACCGAAGCGTTCCGCAATCCTCTGCGTGCGCTGAACAGTAACGCCATGCCGTTTGGTAATGGAGAACAGGAAGTCTACGTAAATTTTGCACAGGGTTACGCGCACGATGCCTATATCAGCATCGAAGATGCTACCGCCATTTATGACAGCTATATCATGGCACTGTACCATGTCATCAATTTCAACAACGACTATCCGGTTACCATCTGGTTTGAAGATATGCGCGGCGCGTTTCTCGATGATTACGGACTCAGAAATCTGGTGCAGGCAAAAGTGGAAAGTGTCGTTTCCGCTTGCAACTGGGATGAGTTTACGACCGCGAAAGAGTTGATCGCATCCGCAAAGCGCGCTGGACAGATTTATCCGGTTCATGTTGATAAAGTTACCGATCAGCAGAGTGCTAATGCGCTGGCGAAACAAATCCAGTCCTACATTGACAAAATTCAGTTTCCGAACCCGCTGTACAATTTCGCAGGCGCAACATCGGCAGCAAAAGAAGATACCATTCTTCTGTTTGTTGACCCGGATACCAAAGCCGCGATGAATGTTGACAGTTATGCCAGCGCGTATAATCTCGATCGGATGATTCCGAAAGCACAGCAGGTTTTAATTGATAACTTTAACGATGCT